ACTACTCTTATCTTTGATGGATGCAAGTATCCTTTTGAGTATCTTGTTCCCGTTGAGGAGTCCTTGGATGGAATCCTTAATGTGTACTATGTTGATGCTTTGAAGGACGTTGCTTCCTGTGTGCCTTTGTATACTGGTGTTTGGGAAAAGTCGGCTATTGTCTCTTTTGATGATATGTCTACTGTTACCCTTAAGCCTACTGTGTGCAAAGGTCGGGATGATGGCAGGAATGGATCTATGTCTCCTGCTGCTGCTGAGCGCCTGTATGGTGTCTCTAAGTTTAAGCTTCCTTCAGGAAAATCTTTTGGCTCTGCTAAATTCTTGAATGAAATCGTCTCGGTTACTATTAAGGGATCGGAATATCCGGCTTATGCTTCGTATCATGCTCGTCATGATCCTAAGCGTAGTAAGTCTGTCGGCTCTGTTCGTCTGATCTCTTCTCGCGCCTTTGTTGGGCGTGAGTATGTTTTGGCCTAAACGGCTACTATCGGCTTTGTAGGATGTGCCGCGGATCATCCTACTTTGGCTTTATATATTTATGGGTTATAAAACTTCTTTTTCTTTGGCCTTATTCCTCTAAGGAAGGCCCTTTATATAAAGTCTGGTTCTACGCGTGAGCGTATGGGGGGGTATTTACTCCCGGCCTTTGGCATTAGCAATGTTTATTCTGTTATTTGTCATTAAATCTAAGGAAATCGTCCCTGCAGGGTCTAGTTTGAGCTACTAGCCTGCAATGGTATTATCAGCTTTCTTTTTCTTATTCTAATTTTATGGGATTTGGTCAATCCCCTTATAAACTGACTAAAATTGTTGAGGATGACGTTCCTGAAAATCAGGATCCTCTGCAGCGTGATACTCGTTTGTATCGCTCTGTTACGTTTGGTAAGTACTCTCCTCAGTCTGGTGAGGTGAGTCAAACCGTCACTATGGCTCCTGATGATGCGGATCATCAAATTACTTCTTTCGCTGATCAGGAAGCCGGCTGGATGAAGGATGCGTCTGGTACTTTTGATTCAACGTATGAAGCTGTGGAAACCTCGGATTCTCAGCTTGGTGCTTTCTTGGGTCGTCCTTTGGTCGTTGATTCTACTGCCTGGGTTGTTGGTCAACCTTTGTATTATCAATTCAATCCTTGGGAAAAGTTTCTTACTACCCCTTCTATCGCTCGTAAGCTTGCTAATTATGAATTGCTTCGTTGCAATCTCAATATCAAGGTCGTTATTTCGGGCACTGGTTTTCACTATGGTCGCACTCTTGTTTCTTATAACCCTCTCAATGGTTATGATGAAACTAGTGTGACTAGGAATTTTATTGATCAGGACTTGGTTGCTGCTAGTCAGCGTCCTTGTGTTTTTCTGAATCCTACTGATAACTCTGGTGCTCAAATGAAGCTTCCTTATTTCTTCTTGAAAAATTATATGTCCCTTTCAAAGGGTGACTATAGTGATATGGGAGTTCTGGACTTTAAGTCGTTCGGTGATCTTCGTCATGCAAATGGCGGTGATGACCCCGTTTATGTTACTACTTATGTCTGGGCATCTGAATGGTCTCTTACTATGCCTACTTCTATCAATCCTGATGGTCCTACTGCTCTAATGCAGCCTCAGGCCGGTGGACGGAAAAGTGGCAAAAAGTCTGGAGGCAACTCTGGAGGCAATTCTAAGGCTAAGCAAAAGCTCAATCAGGGTGATGAGTATGGGAAAGGAATTATTTCTGGCCCCGCTTCAGCTATTGCTAAGGCTGCGGGGATGCTTACTAGTGTCCCGTTTATTGAGCCTTATGCTCGGGCTACTGAAATGGTTGCGTCTAAGTTGGGAGCTGTCGCTTCTATATTTGGATATAGTCGTCCGGCTGTTATCTCTGATTTTCTCTTGCAAAAACCTTCTCCTACTGGCAATCTTGCTAATGTTGATGCAAGTGACGCTCCTAATCGTCTTACTTTGGATAGTAAGCAGGAGCTAACTATTGACTCCCGCACTGTCGGACTTGATGGAGGTGATCAAATGACTCTTGATTCAATTCAAACTCGTGAATCTTATTTGACCTCCTTTTCTATGTCTGCGGCTGATGCTCCTGATGCTATTTTGTGGAATTCTTATGTGACTCCTAACTTGTTTGCAATTAATCAAACTGAGTTGCATATGACTCCTATGGCAATGCTGTCGCAGTACTTTTCTGAGTGGCAGGGTTCCCTTAAATTCCGGTTTCAGGTTGTTAAGTCTAATTTTCATAAGGGTCGCCTTCTTGTAAGGTATGATCCTCGTTCTCACTCTAATGTCATTGATAATGCTACTAATTATACTTGTGTCATTGATTTGGCTGAGGAGGATGATTTTGAAATTGAAATCGGTTGGGGTCAAAATGAGGCCTTTCTTGGATGTCAGCAAGCTAATTCCTCCCGTGTTTATTTCGGAGGAACTCGTTTGCCTACTGACTCTGCTAATAATCATAATGGTGTTTTGGAGGTTAACGTCTTGAATAGTCTTGTGTCCCCTAGTGCTGATTCTGATATTCGTATCAATGTCTTCGTATCGGCCGGGGATGATTTCAAGTGGGGTCGTCCTAATCCGGATAAAATGCGTAATCTGCATTACTTTCCTCCTACCGCTGCTCCTGCGGGGTTTGGATTTGAGCCTCAGTCCGGTGAGGCAACTGATATGTCCGGAACTACTGGTGATTCAGCTACTGATCGTCCTACTGAAGCGGACCCTCTTGATAAAATTGGGTGTGATGTGGATAATGATCATGTAATGGAGGTATTTTATGGTGAAATGCCCGTTTCCCTCCGTGAAATCTTCAGGCGTTATGTTTATACGCGCACTGAAGTTGCTGACGCTCCTAATGCCGGTGATGTTGCCGTGCAAAATCTCCGGCTTAAGTCGTTGCCCTTTCAATCGGGTGATGATCCTGAAGGATTGGATGTTAAGTCTGACGGTACTCGTTATAATGCCGTTCAAACTACTCCTTTGTCGTTCTTTCAGCCGTG